AAAGACAAAAGTGTGAAGTATGGACTCGTGTTATGGGCTACCACAGACCCGTAAGTAGCTTTAACATTGGCAAGAAGGCTGAACACGCTGAGAGAGTATTCTTTAGGGAGACTACCAAGAATGATAGACAAGATTAGTAAATGCGTTATAGTTTTCGCAGTAGGTGTAACAATTAGTTTAGCTTCAATGGCGTTCTTCAATCAAATGATGAATATGCCAAGCAAAGCAATGATGATGGGTAGTACAATGATGCAAGGACAAGATAATCCTTGCGACTGTAATTGCCCCTTGACTAAATAAAGGGGTCGATTTCGACTCGGTTTAAACCTCGATGTACGCTTGTACATATTTCTTTAGTTCTTTATTCATCTTATTTCCTTATTAAATTTGGTTGTGGGTAACGCCCACGACTCGCCCGTTCTTATAACTTAACGAGGAAAACTTGAGGAGTGTCCCCGAACATCCCTAGGATTGGATGCTTCTACCAAATATCTCCATCATCACCAGTAGGTGTAGACTCCTCTTTCGGCTTCTTAACTTCTTTAGGTTTACCGATTGATAAAGATATAAATTTATTTCCTGCTTGTGAAATCTTAGACCAGCCGTTCAGCCAGTGATCCACGCCATTGATGTTAATTGTACCACTCAAGTCTGGATACTTTTCAGTTTCCTTTTTGTTGTTCTTGAATAGTACGCCTCTGTTACTGTCATCATAATCACTCATGTTTTTATCTCCGTTAGATAGTATTTAATAATAGGTTTTCCACGATATTGTTCAAGGTCTACATCTTTCAATGCAGGTATCTTTGCATAAGAGATGCGTCCCTTTCCCTCTGATCGTTTGAACCTTACTCCGCCACCAGTACAAGACTTGCCTTCTGACAGGTCTATTAACTCTTGACGGATTTCCTTTTCTCTCGCATTGAGAGTATCAAGTTGAGCATGGACACTACGCCATTCTTCGGCTTTAGTAACCCACGTCTCATCTTTTCTCTTGGTGAAGTCTTTTTCTCCAGCTGGAGGCATACCATCATACGAATAGTATTTCTGCCAGGCTTTAAAGATTTCATCATGTCTCTCTGGGTTTGGTTCAATCTTCTGCATGATTGCAGAGTTGTTATGAATATCATATACCCAGAATATTAATTGTTTAGCTCCAGTCACTAATAACTGTTGTTGCGTTTGTAGATCGTATTGGTCAGGCAATTCTTTACCAGAGGTCATGATTTCCCATAACTTGGAGTCTTCGCCTTTCATTGGAATCTTGATTTCAGCTACGATAGACTTCTCTTTGTTGTAACCATCTAAAGAAGCACCTATAGGAACGCCATCAATGTGGCATAGAACGACGACTGGTTGGAACTTAATGCCCATGTTCTCTTCAAGAGATTCTCTTGCTACAGGCTCGTATTTTGTTCCTTGCTTCATAGCTTCTGAGACGTAAACTTCACGTTTACCGTTCTTAACTTCCCAGAGTTGTAATGGGGTGGCAGGCATCCAAGGAGATTTGCACATGACAGCAGCAGCTTCGGAGGCCATACCATAACGAGATCGGACTTCTAACCACTTCTTACTTCCTTGGGGAAGGTCAGAGTCCTTAATAAATTGTAAGTCAGTTATATTCATTCCTCTACCTCAGTCTTTAACAGTTTGATTAGGTTGGCGTTGATTTTTGTTTGTTCTCGTTGAAGTTTTAAGAGATATTCCACCTTCTTCTCAAGGTCAAATATCTTTTGCCATACTAGATCACTCACTTCTTAACCTCTATAACCTTAGCTTTACCTTTAGGCTTGACTGGCTCTTCTTCATCATCGAAAGGCAGATCCTCTCCACGGTAGATATACAGACCTAATCCATGAAGTGCAAGGCATTTAGCTAGACAGCGCTTGATAGACGTGTTGATTTGAAACGAGTTAGGATTTGCTATAGGTTTATTACGGTTATCCAGCACGGGAAGCAACTCTGTACGAGTAACATCCTCAATTTGTACTGATACTTTCACGTAACAACCAGACTGATCTCTAAGAAAAGGTACTAATATGTCAGTATTGGCCTTAGTGCCTACCTTGAACGTATCAGACATCTTGATTGCTGTACCGTCACCATCATTACTATATGTATCGTGAACTTCAAAGACACCTTGCATCATAGGGTACTCATGAACCACCCAAGTCATTGTTGGGTAGATTCTAAGTACACCTGTAAGTGCATCAGTCCATGATAGGTACGATAGTTTCCCTTTAGATCGCTTATACTCGTTAGCGTCAATTTTATCTAGCGTGTGAAACACGTCTTTCTTGGCTGTAGCCATGGCTTTCTCCTGCGTTTTTGTAAATAAGAGCCTAGATTATATCACTATCTATTTACTTAGGTAAACTATTTATAGAAATAAACAATAAAAAACCCCCGAATACTTGGGGTAGACGAGGGTTGGAGGTAAGTTGCCATGGAGCGACAAAGAACTTAAAGCTATTATACAACAATTTCATAAAATAATTAACTTTATCACTTTTAGTTAGGCTATAATCAATCCACGTTCCAATAAAAAACCCCCGAAAGACTACAATCAATCGAGGGCTGGAAATAGGTGATGAAGACACCTTGATTAATATTATATACTATTAGTCATTCAAAAGGTCTTATTATCACCGCAATGGTGTTTAGTTTTAAATTTGACCAAAACTCAAACAAGCAATAGTAAGAAGTAAGACAAATCCTAGCAATGACGACCCCTGTCAACTAGGTCGCAAAGTGGTATGGTAAGTAAGAATAGCCACCGATGCAATCTCAATGTGTTGTTAGTCGAGATTGCGGGTCTGGAGGAGGTGACCAGGAAGATAGAGAGCTGTGAAGTAATGCACCCAGCTAATTAACTGATACTCTGATAGACCGTGACTATGGTTTATGTGAAACTAGCCCAACCCTGGGTAGGTTACCACAAGAGTAGAGGGGTGCATCCCTGGGAGAACGTAAAAAACGGGGGTTTTAAATTTAGTGAGGAACAAGTGAGAAAGCCAGAAATGAGTCAGAGGGTAAAGATATATAGGCTGTTGCGTAGCTGTACTAGCTTGTCAATAAAAGAAACTGAGTTCCTGATGCAGATATATGGCATGATGAACACTGGTAAAGAAAAAATGGTAAGTGGTAAGCAAAAAAGATGGGCAGAAGCATTATTAAATAAACACGGGGGAAAGCATGGAGCTAAGAAACTATCAAGAACAAGCAATAACTGATCTATCTCATTCACTTGGGAAAGGTCATAAGAGAGTCATACTGCAGGCTGCTACGGGTAGTGGCAAAACGGTCATGGCATCAAGTATCGTACAACGTGCTGTAAAGAAAGGCAGTACAGTATTATTTCTGGCACACAGACGAGAGTTAATCTCGCAGTGTTCTAACAAACTTAATATCTTTGGAATAGGTCACGGCATTATCATGGCTGGTGAGACTAACGAAGCCTGGCATCCAGTACAGATAGCATCAGTAGATACATTGCGTGCCAGAGCAATCAGCACCAAGCGTATGAGATTACCAGAAGCAGACATTATTATTATTGATGAATGCCACAGGACGTTATCAAACACTTATCGAAAAATCATCAAAGCCTATGAAGGCAATATTGTATTAGGATTAACTGCCACTCCTTGTAGAGGTGATGGATTAGGGTTAGGGCATGTGTATCAAGATATGGTATGCGCTCCAACCATTCAACATTTAACAGATGAAGGTCATTTAGTACCAGCGAAATACTTTGCACCGTCCATCCCAGATTTGATGGGGATAAAAATAGTAGCGGGTGATTATAACAAAAAGCACTTAGCCAAGAAGATGGACACTCCTAAGCTAGTGGGGGACATAGTTACCAACTGGTTAAGTATTGCTAACGGAAAAACAACAGTAGTGTTCGCATCATCAGTACAACACTCAATCAATCTGATGGAGTCATTCCAAGCTGAAGGCGTTAAGGCTGGTCATATTGATGGAACTACTGACATGGATGTAAGAGATGCAACTTTAAAGCAACTTGAGACTGGTGAGATCACAGTGTTATGTAACTGTTTGGTATTAACTGAAGGATGGGATTGTCCGTCTGCTGAAGTCTGTGTGTTAGCTAGACCAACTAAATCACTAGGACTTTACTTACAGATGGTAGGACGTGTTCTTAGACCTATGAAAGGAAAAGATTCAGCAACTATTATTGATCATTCAGGTGCAGTCTATGAGCATGGCTTTGTAGATGATGAGTTTGAGTGGGACTTAGACCCAGCTAAAAAAATTCAGGAAGCCAAGAAGCGTGAGAAGAAACGTGAAACACATCCTATCACTTGTGAAAAGTGTTTTACCGTGTACTCTAGTTCAAAGAAATGCCCATCATGTGGCTCAGTTCACATCAAGAAAGGTAGAGCCTTGTTCGTGGGCGATGGAGAGTTAGGTGAAATAGACCGCAACTCTCGTAAACTCAAAAAGAAAGAATACTCAACAGACCAAAAGAAAGAGTGGTATGCCATGCTACGTGGCTATGCCTCAACCAAGAGGTATAAAGATGGTTGGGCGTACTATAAGTATCACGATAAGTTTGGAGCTGCACCACCATGGAAGAAGAACAGCGTTATAGAACCTAGTGCAGAAGTTTTGTCTTGGATAACATACATTAACATTCGTAACTCTAAACGGAAGACAGCATGAAGATTGAGCATGAGGTTATAGGGAGATGGCTTGATGTTTTAACAGCACTAGGCGTAGATCAAAGGTATTTAATTAATCGTCATGGTAAGTGTCCTTTCTGTGGAGGTAGGGACAGATACAGATTTGACAATAAAGATGGCTATGGAACGTTCTTCTGTAATCATTGTGGAGCAGGTGATGGCTTTAAGTTTCTCAGTAAGATGTTTAACTGGGACTTCAAGAAGTCAGTTACTGAAATAAGACAAATAATAGGAGATTGTAGAGTGGTAGTTATGAAGAAAACAGACCCAAGAAGAGGATTAAAGGCTATTGCTCAGAAAGTAAAGCCGATTAATGGTGATTCGGATTTAGTACAATATTTAAAGAACCGTGGAATAACTTCGTGTCCAGACTCGTTAAAAGAAGCAGAGCTATATTATTTCGAGGACGGGATTAAGACTGGCCCGTTCACTACTATGGTGGCACTAATTACTAATAATCTTGGTAAAGGTGTTTCGTATCATCTAACGTACACGCACAAGCAACATAAACTGAAGTGTTCAGCACCTAAAAAGATAATGACTCCAGTAGTTCCAATGAAGGGAGCATATGTTGAGTTATATCCAGTAGAAGAGCATATATGTGTAGCTGAAGGAATTGAAACAGCACTGTCCATCCATGATTTAACTGGACTACCTGTAATATCCGCTTTAAACGCTCAAAATCTCTCAGCCTTGTCATTACCTTCCTTAGTAAAGAAAGTCGAAATTTGGGGTGATAACGACGCTTCTTACTGTGGTCAGAGAGCTTCTTATGCTCTAGCAGAGCAATTAACACGCAAAGGAGTGGAAGTTATCGTACATATTCCACCAACTGTGGGTAAGGACTGGCTAGATACCTTAAATGAAACTCAAGATGATATTTACAAGGACTGGCAAAAGACAGCTGAACCAAGAGATGTTAGTGCAGTAAAAGAGTTGGTAAAAGTGTTTAATACTAAGATGATTATAGGAGAAGAGCAATGAGTGAAGACTTTAAAGAGCAAAAACAACATGAAATCAGAGAAAAGTGGGCGAAATACGCAAAAGCTAAGTCAGAACATGCCTATTTAGAGCATTATCGTAAGAGTTTAATGGCTATACTACAAAAAGAGTACATGGCTTCTGGTCATACTTCTGTTGCAGCACAAGAACGTGAAGCAAGAGCAGATGTTAGATACTTAGAGGTGCTGGAAGGCATAAAAGTTTCAGTTGAACAAGAAGAGGTGATGCGTGGGGAGTGCAAGATGGCTGAGTGGCAATTTGAAGGATGGAAGGCAAGAATCTATGCTGATCAACGTGAGGCAAAGCGATATGGCCACTAAACCAGAGAAAGAATATATGAACAGAGTTGCTAACTTAGGTTGCATCTGTTGTCATCAACTTGGGTTTCCAGACTCTCCAGCAGAAATACATCACATTCGTTCTGGTCAAGGAATGAGCCAGAGAGCCTCAAACTATGACGTTATTCCACTATGTCCAGTACATCATAGGACTGGTGATTATGGTACTGCTTATCATAGAGGCCCTAAAGAGTTTGAAAAGCGATATGGTACTGAATTAGAATTATTAGAAATAGTAAAAGGAGCGTTAGATGGGTAAGATGCAAAGGACTAAAGGACAAGTGGGCGAGCGAGAGTTTGCTAAATTAATTTTCACTAACCTTGGTATAGAATGTAACCGTAGGATTGAACAAACTAGAGATAGTGGACACGATTTAGACTTAATGGATTATGCCATTGAAGTTAAACGAGCAAAGAAGACTAATTTGAGTGGTTGGTGGCGACAGACAGTTGAAAATGCAGTTGCGGCCAACAAGATACCTTTACTTGCTTATCGTATTGATAATATGAAATGGCAAGTGGTAATGAGTTTCCGTCATACTCTGAATAGTTTTGCTGATGCAGATATGAACGATCTGGATAAGACCATTACATTCAGAGCAGACGGTTGGTTTGATTATGTTAAGACAAGGTTATAATTTCGGCTACCTTTGCAGTTTATCTAATTCTTGGCTTAGTAGTGGAAGCACCCAATGAGGCACATCTCGACTAGACCTCCATGAGTAAACGGTTTTCTCACTACGGTTAAGCATCTTGGCGACTACCTTTGCAGTTAATTCTTCCTTTTCCATGAGTTTGATAAGTTTTCGTTGATTAATTATATTCATAATGAAAGGGGTTTCCCCCTCCTCCTATTTTTTATAGTGTAAACAGATTGGCAATACAACCAATCCAATGAGAAATGCTATTGTAAGCACAGTAAAAGCACATATTAAAAACTCCATTATTTGTGTTTCATAACTAAGTTGCTATGCTCCCGTCCAAAGTTCTCAGACAACTCAGCTAGTTCTTTTTGGCTAAGTGTTTCTAAGTATTTGATTAAGAAGTATTCAGCTTGATATTGACTAGCACTCGTATATTCCAACCATGCTTCTTGCGTGTTATTTAGTTTCATTTCTTGTCCTCTGTGATCATGTAAAGTAACCATGCTTGAAATAATATTGATAATCCTACTAATATCTCAAACATATTAATACCCCATGCTTAATAATCGAGCATTCATTTGCTCAGGTGTTTCTTCATCAGCGTCTACTTCATCAATCCATACGTCTTTTTCGTCGTATCCTTTGTCCAAGTAGTCCATTAATATTTCATCAGCTGTATCTCTGTCTACGTGGTAGTCCGTAACTTCAGTTCCACCTACCCATACTGTATATTTCATCTTAATTCTCCTTTAATATTCAAATGTGTCTAATGGTTGATTGTTAGCACCATCAAGGTTAGCGTAGAAATCTTCTTCACTCTCCCAAACAGTAACTAAACCCTCACCAATAATCAATACTCGTGAGTTATCATCTACTTGTATTAAGTAGTTGCCTCCGCCCGTTTCAATTCGTTTAGTGTTCATCTTAATTCTCCATTACTGTGTAGTTTGCAATTGTATTTAGTCTAAACTTAAGGTCTTTAACCTCAGCTTTTAGTTCCTCAGCGTCCTCTAACCTGTCACTCACTGAACCGTGCCAACCTTGTGCAATATTATCTACCTCACACTGTGAGTATCCGTGGTACTCTAGGTAGTTAGCAAATGAAGCGTTCTCCTCTGCTAGGTAGTCGCGTTGTATCTCTAAATCTTCCACTAATGTGGCTAGTTTTGTGTGTTGCTTATTCATATTATTTCTCCTCTTTTAATATTTCGCTATCAATCCAAGTAATAGTTTCTCTAATTTCATTGTCAATGCTTTCATAATGCTTGTCATTGATTAATGCAATTATCTCCAACCATCTAGTTCGTGTTTTAGCTGTATCATCTCGACTAGTAATAGCACGATAATCGTCATACTCCCAATTAGTTAATTCAAGTTTTCTCATTTTATTTCTCCTGATTCGATTCAATAACTGTAAATTCACAATCAAGGCAATAACCTATTTGGTCGCTATGTTTTACATATATTTCCTCACCTTTTATATCGTTTGGATGAACCCACGTCATTACTTGCACGTTGTATGAACCACACTTTTTACAACTAAATTCTTGCTTACTCATTAGAATTTACTCCTTAAATGGTCATCAACTGCACTCTTAAACGCATTACCGTCAAACTGCTCGTCAATCTTATAATCCAAGTCCTCAAGTATTTCGGCTTTTAGTCCCATACATTGATTATCAACTTCGTTTTCTATTGTTGTTGTGATATCACTAACACCCGACAAGTCTAGTATCAATTCCTTAACATTTATATCATGGTTAAGTAGTTTGATTAACTCCGCCCTAATAGGATTACTCTCGTAACTGTCTAGTTGGTGTTTATGATTGTCTAGTTGGTTCTTTAGTTCGCTGATTAAGATATCTTTATGCCTAATCAGTTCATCTTTACCACTAATGACCTCTTTTGCTAGTATTAACTCTTCCTCATTTAAGCCTTTAATAGCTTCAATTAAATTATGCTCCATAGCATTTACTCCTTTATTGTTATAAAAAAAACTCTACAGCGTCAACACTTGACCCCGTACAGATACCACCATCAATCTCCACAAAGGCTAAAACTTCGCCTACCTTTGCAGAAACTAAATCCTCACGATATACCCCAATTTCCCACGACTCGTCGTCGCGCTGGAATATGCGATATAAAATATCCTCAACCTCAAATGCAACCGTCCCAACCTCTTCGAGAATAATTGCATAACTATTAATTACGTTTTCGCCTACCTTTGCTGTACTCATGTTTTTGACCTACATTATTAAAAAAACTCACGATAAAAAACCCGATATTTCACGGGTTCGTTATGATTAGTTTTCTTTGGCTACAAAAGTGTCAATATCGTCATCAGTAAAAGATGCCCCAACATTTCTACAATTCACATAGTTGGCTTTCCAACTATCGCCCCAAACGTGTTGCAAATACTCTGGCGCGTCGCAATCCTCTTCCAAGTAGTAAAAGCTATTATTCTCTCTGGAATACGTGGACGGGTTAAAACCTTGCATGTCCTCGCGTGGAACAATCAAATACCCGTGTGATGGTGTACTAATCCAATTTAAATTATTCATATATCCCCTTTATTTATTGTTTAGCCAAAATTCAGTACCATTAGGCAATCGATTTACACCTAGCCAATCCCTTGCTTTTTGTTTTAACTCTTTTATGCTTGATACATTAAAAAACTCAGTAGCATATGCATCACCTTTAAACATTGCAAAACCATTTTTATATCCTTTTTTGTTATTACTCATTTTATAGCCTCCATTTCATTAACCAACTCAGTCAATACTTCGTATTTATCACAACCCAATACGTCCAAGTCAATATATCCCGAGTCAGTTTTTGCACTGCATCGGATATACTCGTCAGTAATACGACTTACGCATAAAAACTCTAAGCCATTCACAACACTATAAAAATCATGCATTTGTTCCCCGACTATCTCATGAAATATATAAATGTCATCAAACAACAAATAAGCGGTTTCTGTGTAGTTGCCTCGAATATCCCCAAATCTATGAAATTTAACTGATAAAACAACACCCTCCCCGTTGTGCGTTTCATAAACATGATAATCAAAATCATTGCTTCCCATGCCTCCCCAATTGTAACTATTATCAGCGCTGGTATAATCCAAGTTTTCAATATCATCAACACTTTCAACTTCCAACAAATCACACGCTTTTCTATAGGTAACTTCATAATCAGCAAACGCTTCCACCAAGTCTAGAATATCGACTGTTATATCGTCGTCGCTCCTGGTTGCCAACGTTGTTGGTTGACCAAAGATTTTTACATCAGCGCCTCGCAACGCCTCCAAGTCTTTTTTAATATCTTTTAACATTTAAAATTCTCCTATTATTAATAACAACAACAATCCACCAACTAGCGCCACGAACAACGCGCTCGCTAGTAGTTCCATAAAAACATCTAATAACTTAGTCATTAAAATACCCCTTTCTATATGCGCTATACATTATCCAAAGCCCGTACAAAGCCGAACAAGCCAAGGCAACAACTAAGAGTGCAATAATATTGATTAACATATAACCCAGCCTTGCGCGTCAATGCGTCCTAGTTTAATATCATTCTCCGTTGGTGCTGGTATATGCGATTGTTCCCATGCCCTGCATAGTCCTATCTCAATAGGTAGCATGTCAAACGCCATAACATAAGCGTCAGAATCTCCAACCGTGTTTAACTCGTATTCAGTTCCAATAGTATCAGCATGCCAAGCGGTAAACTTGTGCGCCTCGCTCCTAGTCATCTCTTGCGTTTCATATGTATTCATTGTCTTTCTCCATGTGTTAGCGTAATTGCTTCTTACATTATAGTCATACTTCTACATATGTAGTAATGTATTTATTAACTAATTCTGTTTACTTATATATACGGTCTTACTTGGTGCGTTGTACCTAAGCCAGCAATGATAATATCATTTAGGTATTGTTGACCAATACAGGGTGCGACGTCGACGACTAATAAAGGGAATACAATGCTCCTGGTATAGTGCTTATATCTATATAGCTGTATAGAGTAATACAAGTCTAGTTAGTTCAAGCTATCCCATCAAGCCACGCTATACAATCATGCAACAAGCCAAGCATTAACCTATCTCAGTCATCACAATGTAGCTCTTTACTTAATGCTTCGTTTAACGCTTCAAAAATAACGTTGCACATACACTCTCACACGTCCTCAGTGCCAACCCTGCAATATGCCTATCATAGCAAAAACGCTATAAAAGGCCATGGCATCAGCTTTTGACTCGTTCAGATAGACCCCCCGCCCACCAAACAGCTACCCGTGCTATATACATAAGGTAGTAGTCACACAGCGGAGGGAAAATACATTATCATTTACCTAAGTAAACAGGAGACCAGTCAAGATGAGTACAGATTTAGTTAGAAACGAGCGCCAGGCAGAGTTTATAAGGCTTTTCGTAGGTTCACAGTGGGCAGGCAACGCTTCTAAGTGTGCTGTTGGAGCAGGATATAGCGAGGATACTGCAAAGCAAAAGGGTTATCAGCTGAAGAGGAAGTTTGCTGATAAGATTCAGCAGGAGACTGTTAGAATGATTGCAGATAGCGCTACACTAGGGCTTGCAGGGGTTTTGGACTTAGCCAAGAATGCAAGTAATGATAGTGTTAGACTGCAGGCTTGTAAGGATTTGCTTGATAGAGCAGGGTTTAACGCCATCAATCAGATAGAGATATCGGGGTTAGATAAGAAGTCAGATGAGGAGTTGAAGGAAGAGTTAGATCGTCTTTTAAATGCCAATGTCATCGATGTGACCCCAGATAGTTCTACAAGTGTAGAAGATGAGGCTATATTAGCAGAATCTAATAATACTGCTGCATAAGGGATAAGTGACGAGTCTACAGTAGGGAAACACTTTGTTATTAATGTTATTAAAAGGAGAGTAATGAAGCACAAGGTTGAAGATTGTAAAGTTAAGTTAAGAGCTATTCATAAGTTAGCTAGTCAGATTAAGTCTGGCATGAAGGTAGATGATATTGAAAGTCATGTGATTGTAATGTTGGCCGAACAGATTCAATACCATACCGAACTCTTGGTACAGGAAGAAGAATGAACGTTGAAGAAGCATTAAAGATTGCTAAGGAATTGCAATTTAGGAAAGATCATAATAAGCTGAAGTATTACAAGCCGTATGAATATCAGGAGAAATATCATAACGCTATAGCGTCACAGAAACTATTGATGGCTGGTAATCGTATTGGTAAGTCTTTTTGTGGTGCTGCAGAGTTGGCATTTCACTTGACTGGTCTCTACCCTGACTGGTGGAAAGGTAGAAGATGGGATAGACCTATTAGGGCTTGGGCAGGTGGTGCATCGAATGAAACTACTCGTGATATTTGCCAGAAAGAATTGTTCGGGCAGCCAGACGATCCTTATTCTCGTGGTACAGGTGCAATACCTCTTAAACTTATCGGTGATGCTACTAGGAAGCCTGGTGTACCTAATGCACATAACTCTTGTATGGTAAAGCATGTTTCTGGAGGCTGGTCGAGGATCGGTTTTAAAGCTTATGAGATGGGCAGAGAGAAGTGGATGGGTGAGTCACTAGATGTTATCTGGCTAGATGAAGAGCCACCACAAGAAATCTACTCGCAGTCTGTAACTCGTACAGCGGATAAAGGTGGAATGGTTTATATGACATTTACTCCAGAGAGTGGAATGACGGAAACCATCGCTCAATTTATTAATGATTTAAAACCTGGCCAGTATATGCAACAAGCTGGTTGGGATGATGCACCTCACATGACAGAAGATGTCAAAGAACAGATTCTAGCAGCACTGCCTCCTCATGAAAGGAAGATGCGTGAACAAGGGATTCCTTCTCTTGGCTCAGGTTTAGTGTTTCCAGTGCCAGAAGATTCTATTAAGTGTGAACCATTTGAGATTCCTTCTCACTTTCCCAGGATTTGTGGCATGGACTATGGTTGGGATCACCCGACAACAGCAATATGGGTTGCATGGGATAGAGATGCAGACATAGCTTATATATATGACTCACATTCTCAGTCTCAAGAAGTGCCAGCAGTGCATGCAGCAGCAATTAATGCTAGACCAAAGTGGATACCAGTCGTATGGCCCAGAGATGGTAGACAAGCAGACAAAGGATCAGGCACTCCATTAGCAGATCAGTATCGTGAATTAGGTGTAAACATGATTAAAGGCAATGGTAGATCATGGGGAGGCTGGTTCACAAACCCTCCTACTCCTGGTCAAAGGGAAGGTTCTGGTGGAGTTTCACTAGAATCTGGGATAATGGACTTGTTAGAAAGGATGAAAACAGGTAGATTGAAGATTTTTTCAACACAAAGTGGTTTGTTCGAGGAGTTAAGAATGTATCATAGAAAGGACGGTCGAATAGTTCCGTTTAAAGATGACTTGATTTCATCAATGAGATATGCGGTTATGTCTCTTCGTCTTGCGAGGATTCATGAAGTATCTCAAAGACAGTATCAAGCTGATAGTGAATTTAGTATTTTTTAAGGAGTAATAATATGGGTGGAGTAGTAAGAGCGGCAACAGGACTAATATTTGGTAAGCCAGACTTGCCAAAACAAGTTGAACAGGTAGCGTTAGCACCAGAAGTGGAAGCAGCGCCAAAGGTAGCTAAGGAAATTGATCCTGGATTCAAGAACTTAAAGAAAAAAGGTAGATACGGTACGGTACTTACTGCAGGCGGTACTTTGGGTAGTCCAGATATTGAAAAGAAATCACTATTAGGTAGTTAATATGGGCAAGAAAAGCGCACCAGCTCCTTTTATCCAACCAGCAGAAGAAACAACTGAAGCGGTAGATAGAAAAGAGCTAGACAGAATCACACGAAGAAAGATTGAGTCAGCTAAAAAAGCATCAGCATCTGTAAAAGATGGTGAAAAAGCACCTCAAGCATCACTATTAGCAGAAAGAGACTACTGGGACAAGAAGGAATCATTGCTTAAAGGATGATAACTCTCGTACCTAATGCAGGACAAGAGGTTACAGACTGGGTAGCAAAGCGTGTAAATGCTACTAATTTTGGCGCAAGCGTCAACTTTGGTATGTATAAAGACGGAGAACTTGTCGGGGGAGTTGTTTTTAGCGAGTATCGTGTAGAAGACATTGTATTTTCAGCAGCGTTTGAAGATAGAGGGTGTCTAACTCGATCAATATTACGCACTCTGTGTGAGTACCCTTTCAGACAACTTAAATGCCATAGAGTTTCCGCATATACTGAAACGGACAACAAAAGGGCGAACGTAATACTCAAAAAGCTCGGTTTTGTTCACGAAGGGACAATGCGAGAAATATCAGAAAATGGGAAGGATGCCAACATATATGGTATGCTTGAACGCGAATGTAAATGGTTAGGAGACTAAAATGGGAAAGAAATCAACACCTTACGTGCCACCAGCACCTGTAGATTACAATGCAGAGTCAAAGGCTCGTGAGAAAGAAAAGGCAGAGGGTGAAAAGTCACTAGCTGAAGAAAAAGGCAAGTTATTAGCTAAAAAGCAATCAGGCAGATATTCACTGTTATTAACAGGTGGAGAAGGTGTTCAAGACGAAGCAGATGTCAAAACACGTTCTTTACTTGGCTCAGGTAAAAAGGCGGTGTAGAGATGGTCGAACAAATATTAAAAAGACTAGAGAGATTAGAGTCAGGCAAGCAGACATGGGAAATTCATTGGCAAGAGATTCTTGACTATGTAATGCCTCGTAAAGCAGAGGTTACAGTTCAGTATGCTAAAGGTTCTAAACGTACCGAGAAGCTATATGATTCGTCAGCAATTCATGCGAACACATTATTAGCTGCATCATTACAAGGAACTTTAACATCAGCATCACTGCCATGGTTTCACTTACGTGTAAGAGACGAGAGTCTTAACCAGAGTAGAGAAGTACAGGTGTGGTTAGAGGACTGTCGTAATAGAATGTACAAAGCATTCAATTCATCTAACTTCAATACAGAGGTTCATGAGTTCTATCTTGATATTTGTTCTATTGGTACATCTTGTATTGAAACAGAAGAAGCTGAGAACGGTTTTAACTTCAGAACACTTCATATCTCAGAGTATTTCATCTCAGAGAATCATCAAGGCAAGATTGATACCTTATATAGGAAGTTTGAATACACTGCTAGACAAGCCAAACAGAAGTGGGGTGATGCAGTAGGTCCTAAAGTGCAAGAAGCATTTGAGAATAACCCTGACAAGAAGTTTACATTCATTCATTGTGTAATGCCTTCAGAAGAGTATAAAAGCAAGAAACAATCTAAACTACCTTTTATAAGTATTCATATAGGTAAAGAAGATAAGAACGTAGTACAAGAAGGTGGTTATAACGAAATGCCATACCTTGTAACTAGATGGTCTAAGGCTTCTGGCGAAGAATACGGTCGTTCACCTGCTTACAACGCTCTACCAGACATCAAAACTCTGAATAAAGCAGTAGAGTTAGGTCTTAAAGCATGGGCTAAAGCTATTGATCCACCACTTCTAGTAGAAGATGACGGTGTAATCGGTAGAGTTAAGACTACACCAGCAGGTATTACTGTTGTTCGTAGAGATGGCGCAATCAAACCTCTTAATACTGGTGCAAGATTTGATGTATCCGATATGAAAGAGACTGAATTACGTGGTGCTATTAAACAAGCATTCTATTCAGATCAGTTAGAGTTACAGAGTGGTCCACAAATGACAGCTACAGAGGTTCAGGTTCGTTATGAATTAATGCAACGTCTATTAGGTCCTACACTTGGTAGATTCCAGACAGAGTTCTTGAATCCGCTTATCGAAAGATGTTTCGCTATCATGCAACGTAATGAAATGTTTGCACCTGCACCAGGATCGTTAGATGGTATTGATATTGATATTGAATACGTTGGTCCTCTAGCCCGTTCTCAGAGAATGGAAGAGGCTACAGCAGTAGAAAGACTATATGAGATGGCTGCTAATCTTGCACAAATCGCTCCAGAGGTTATGGATAACATTGACCATGACGCTGCAATTAGATCAAGAGCTGAATTACTAGGTGTTCCTAAGAACATCATGCGTGATCCAGCAGTAATTGAAGAGAAACGTAAAGCTGAGATGCAACAACAACAAGAAGCTATGGCTATGCAACAAGCACAACAAGGTGCAGACCTTGCAGCCACAGTAGCACCAGTAGCACAACAGCTTACACCTGAGAATGTTGAAGCTAGTGAAGCTGGTATGGCTCAAATGGTAGAGGCAATGCAATAATGCCTAGAGCTATTACTAAAATCAAAAGAGATTATGCTGACTGTTTTGGGTCTATATCTGGGGGTAAAGTCCTAGATGACCTTCGCAGGGCATATCAACTACGAGAATCCTATGTAAAAGGTGACTCGTATGAAACCGCGAGGAGAGAGGGTGAAAGAGCTGTCTACCTTCGTATTTTAAATATGTGTAATATAAAAGAAGAGGAATAAAGTTATGAGTGAAGAAATGGTCACGGAAACAACGGATAATGCAGAAGTAGTAGCACCTGTTGAGAGTGGTAACCAAGATTGGAGATCGGGGTTATCAGAGGAATTGAGAGCAGATCCAACGCTTTCAAGTATTAATGATGTCGAGTCTGCAGCAAAAACACTTATTCATCAGCAAAAGATGATGGGCAGTAGAATCCCTATCCCTAAGAATGATGAAGAGATGAACGAGTTATATGCAAAACTTGGTAGACCTGAATCAGCAGATGGTTACGAAGTTGAAGTGCCTCAAGGATATGAACAATACTATCCAGAGGAAATGATGAACTCATTTAAACAAACAGGACATGATCTAGGGTTATCACCTAAACAAATGCAAGGACTAGTCGAATGGCAAAAAGGTTCTGTTGATTATCAAATGAATCAAGAGCAAGTTGCAGGTGATGCAATAGGTGTTCAGACAGAAGAAGTCCTAAGAGAAGAATTTGGTGCTAATTATGATAAAAGTTTATCAGCAGCACAGAGGGCATTAAGAGTGTATGGCACACCAGAGTTACAGCAGAAACTATCTGATCCAAGATTTGGGAATGATCCAGACTTGATTAGACTACTTGCTAATGCTGGTAAAGATATTACGGAGGATTCAGCACAAGGTACTGCTAACAACTCTCTAGTAATGAGTCCACTAGATGCTAAGATGCGTATTGAGCAGATTAACGGAGATAAGTCTAACGCTTACTGGGATGCAACAAGTCCTAAACATCAAGACGCTCAAGAAGAAATGCGACAATTATTTGATAAAGCCTATAATTAGTGGTAAGATAATAATCAAGCGAGGTAAAATTCGCACCAACCGTACATCGCCCTTATGGATAACGATAGGTTAAAGGTGGTTCTTAAACCCGTTTAGTCAGCGTGATAGACAGGACACCCGAAAGGATAATGACCGTTTTTTTGTTTAATAATAAAAGGAGGGCATTATGTCCACTGAAATCACAACTGCTTTTATCGAGCAGTATAAAAGTAATGTGTTGCACCTTGCACAACAAAAAGGTTCACGATTACGCGATACGGTTCGTTACGAATCGGTAACAGGTAAGAATCACTTCTTCGAAAGAATTGGTGCAGTTTCAGCGCAAAAGCGTACTTCACGTCACTCAGATACTCCACGTATGGATACTCCACATTCAAGACGTAGAGTTTCAATGGATGACTACGACTGGGCAGATTTAATCGACCAGGAAGATAAGGTTCGTATGTTAATCACTCCACAGAGCGAGTATGCAATGGCTGGTGCTAATGCAATGGGTCGTGCTATGGATACTGCAATTATTGAAGCTGCAGTTGGTAATGCTTATGGTGGCGTTGCTGGTGGTACTACTATCGCACTTCCTTCTGCACAGAAGATCGTTCATGGTTCAGCAGGTCTAACTGTTACTAAGCTTTTAGAAGCTAAAGAAATCATTGATGGTTCTGACGTAGATGCTGAAGAAGAGCGTTTCTGTATTCTTACTGCGAAGCAAGTTACAGACTTACTTAACTCTACTGAAGTTAAATCTTCTGACTACAACACTGTTAAAGCGTTGGCACAAGGTCAATTAGATTCTTTCTTAGGCTTTAAGTTTGTACGTTCAGAGCGTGTTGGCACAGATACAGATGGCAACCGTCAGGTTACTGTGTACTGTAAATCAGGTCTTGGTCTAGCAATGGGTTCAGAGATTCAAACTCGCATCAGCGAGCGTGATGACAAGAACTATGCTACTCAAGTATTTTTATCAATGACAATCGGTGCTACTCGTGTTGAAGACGAGAAAGTAGTAGAGATTGCGTGTACTGAATAATATAGGAGAATAATCATGGCTGTAACTACTCAAAAAAGTACGCAAGTAACTAACTTTGATGCTAGTCCCTCTGTAAGAGAGGAAACATCTGATGTTCATGGTCGTTTACGCATTGCTGCGTTCGATCACACACAATCAGGTGCTGGTGATGCGACATCTTCTGTGGAAGTTGCTCGTTTACCCGCTGGAACTGTTCGTTTGTTAGGTGCGTTAAGTCGCGTTGAGCATAACTGGACTACTTCTAGTGCTACTATGGATGTCGGTTGGGATGCTTACACAGACCTAGACGGTGATGCTGTAGCTGCGGATGCTGATGGTATTGACAACGGTGTTTCTGTTGATACTGCTGGTGCAATGGCTGTAGGCTCTGCATTAACTGCGGATACTAAAGTATTCACTTCGCAAGGTGGCGTATCTATTAGATTAACAAGTACGGATACTGCTATCGTTTCTGGCGATACTGCATCTGGCTACTTGGTTTATGTACTAGACTAAAGTTATAAAAAAAATGAGGGTTTCCTGTAACGGGTTATCCTCACCACATTCAGGAGAAGAGATATGGCAACAGAGGTTTCCATTTGTTCAAACGCATTACGAAAGCTTGGTGACGATCCAATCACTTCCCTAACTGACGATACAGAGAGAGCAAGACTCTGTAACGCCTTTTATGCTCCAACCAGAGATGCCCTATTAAGGTCACATCCTTGGAACTTTGCTATAGCAAGAGCAGAGTTAAGTAAGCTATCAACAACTCCAGCATTTGATTACACTGCTGAGTTCACCTTACCTACAGATCCTTATTGTCTTAGAGTCCTTCAGATGGACTATCAAGATATTAACTTCAAGGTAGAAGGTCGTAAGCTACTATGTAACGAAGACAGTGCAAAGATTTTATACATTGCTAAAGTTACTGACACAGCGCAATTCGATTCCATGTTCACAGAGTTACTAACTTCGCGTATGTCTGCAGAGTTAGCTTATTCTGTTACAGGTAGTAATACCTTATCTAAGCAGATGTGGGAGTTGTATGACGCTAAGGTTTCAGAATCAAGAAGTATAGATGGTGCAGAAGGTTTTATTGACGGTATAGTTTCAGATACATTTACAAGCTTTAGAGGATAAAATGGCTAGAGTACATCCCTTTCAGTCTAACTTTACAGCTGGGGAGTTAAGTCCTCGTCTTGAAGGACAGATTGACTTTAAGAAATATTTTAACGGTTGCAGTGAGCTAACTAACATGGTGGTATATCCTCATGGTGGTGCTACTCGTAGAGGTGGAACTCACTTCGTTTCAGAGGTTAAAGACTCAACCAAGGAAGTAAGATTAATCCCTTTCGAGTTTAACATAACCCAGTCTTATGTATTAGAGTTTGGCGATCAGTACATTAGATTCTATAAAGACAACGGTCAAATATCTACCACCCCAGATTCTGTACTAGAAGTATTAATGTCAGCTAGTGGTGATAACTATACTACCGTTCCAACAGTAG